ATGTCCTACCCCCTATGCTATACTAATCACATGATGAAAATGAAGAACGAAGAAAAACCACTCGAATTCAAGAAAGACCTCCACGAATGGCTCGCCGTGATGAAGGCCAAGCAGGAAGCCGCCAGAAAGAGAGAGGCAGAGGAAGCCTACTGGAACGCCCCACTCAACCTGAAAGACAGGGATTAAAGATTATGAAAAACGAAGAAATGCAATTAGTAAACGACAATGGCACTTGGAAGATCAAGTGGAACGATGGATTTGAACGCAGCTTTGAATCCTTCTTTAAGGCAAGGCTTCACTTTGTAGCTTTGGTGAATCAACAAATCGCAATGGAAAGATAGAAAGGAGGTGAATTGATATGATGAAACGATTGAAGTTTGCAATGTGCTACAATCCCGCCAAGCATGACGGCGTGGAAAACGTACGCAACAAAACGTTTATGTACTACGTCGATTTCGACGGCGAAGTGCTGACGAACAAAGGCCACAAGGTTGGCTTTGTTGCTCGTGACAGAGACAGCAACTCGGTGAAAGCATTTCGCTGGGATCGAGTGCAGTCCCTCATTGCGCTAGACGCATAGACCACAAGGGGCGCAAGCCCCCCTTTATATTATGGAAATCATTTTTTATATAGTAACATCAAGCGTCGTGTTATATATATGCGGCGAATCAATAGGATAAAACTGATATGGAAATCTTACCTTTAATTATCTTTTGCGTGTGCATGTGCGCAGCCATGTGCATTGCAGGGTGGTAAAAAAACCTTTGACAATCACTCTCACGGGGGGCCCACCCTCTGAGATAGTACGTGTACGTACTATGTTATCCACAATGGGCTGTGAATAACTTTCTGAAGTTTGTTGTTTACTTTTGCGGCGATTTGTGGTTTAATACTCGCATGAAGTTTGAGACAGGAACACAAGTACAGCACAGAGACAACCCCAACTGGAAGGCCGTTGTGGTGCGCGACCTCGAACCCCGTAGGCCCGTGAACGGCGTTGTTGCAGTTAATCACAACGGGCGCGTTTCGGGAATGAGCAAAACCCTCTTGCGGGTATCTTTCCACGCAGACGCCAAGGCAGAATTCGGAGAGGTGGTAGACTAAAGAAAGTTGAAAAAAACTATTGACTTTTTCCGGAATTTATGGTTTAATACTCACACAATGAACGACACGAAGAACATGAGAAACTTACCAGCAACACCAGAAGCCACTTGGCAAATCACTTTTGACAATGACAGCACAATCTTCATCGCGGGCCGCGATGAGGAACACGCCCGCCGCGTGGTGGAAAACAACAAAGGCTTTAGCCGCTGGCGCAGGACGCCAGAGTGTGAGTGGGTAACTCGCACCATAAAGAAAATTGAAAGAGTTACATGGTAGGACAGCGGATGTCCAACCCCCTATGGTATACTAGACACAGTTAAAAGATTATGAAAGACAACAAGAACGAATTCAAGAAAGACCTCCACGAGTGGCTCGCTGAGATGAAAAGAAGGCGGGAAGTTAACCGCAAGCGCGATGAAGAGCAAGCCCGTTGGGATGCTCAATTCAACGCCCCACTCAACCTTAAAGACAGGGACTAAAAGATTATGAAAGACTTACTTAAAGAACTCAACGCAGAAGAAACCGCCAAGCTGGAAGCAGCTATCGAAGCGGGCGCAACTCACGCACGTTTTACCTATGCTGACGGCAGCTTTCACCCTTACCCTATCGAGGAACTCAATCGAGGCATGAACGCGCACCGCCGCTCTCGTCTTGGCTTGGAACTGGTCAAGGTAGTAACCACAGACGAAAAACTAGCGAGCTTGCCCTTCTGGAATAGCTTTGTAGATGACCGTGAGATTAACCCACACTAAAGCAATGAAACGATACGAACAAGTAACCGACCAGCATCTAGTCGATGCTTACATTGAACGCAACGACATGACACCAATCGCGGAAGACCTTTACGAATGCGCGGGTGGTCATGTCTGGCACATCGACGACATAGTAACAGAGATTAACCTAGAACTAGTTTAATTATGACAACCATTAATGCAAAGCTAGACGGCGAGGACTTCATCATCATTGACGGGGTGCTGCACTCAATCCTAGAACGTCGGGGCTTCGATGACTTCGGAGTTACCCTCGACAGTTACAAGGTGGTGAACTTCCAAGGTGACACCAAGGTAATCCACTCCAACGATGAGGGCCGAACATTTTACGAAGAATAATTTTTATTGAAAACATTTTGTGATTTATTTTATCACAATCTTTTTATAAAAGTCTTGGGGGGTTTTTAAACCCCCTTTTTGATCGCTTGGGGGGTCTTTTTGAAAAAAAAGTTGACCTTTTTATCGTGTTTCGGGTAGGCGGGGGGTAACATGAGTCTCCCCGAACAAATGAATCTCTTGTAATATAAACGTCTTATCATATAAGTAAATATACCCCCCCGCTTTTTGAAGAAAATTAAAATACATTTAATTATATTTAACCTTTAAGGTCAAAAAATCGGCGGGCACTTTTTTAATTTAAGGTGTAATTATATACAAGCAATTATGGCTAAAAATACACGAGCCTCTAAGGGAGGCATGGAATTGGCGGAAGAGCTTGAAAGAGAAATGACAGCTTTCGATCCGATAAAAAGACAACTGAAAATTAATCAATTCAAATGGACAGACAGACAAAAAGAATTTTTTAGAGTTGGATTAGATAAAGGAACAAAAATAACATTCGTTGATGGCCCTGCTGGCACAAGCAAGACTTTACTTGCGGTATATTGTGGATTGCAGATGTTAAATATGAAGTGCATCTCTGATATTATGTATTTGAGGTCTTCTGTTGAGTCTTCTGATCAAAGAATTGGATTTCTACCGGGAAGTGCTGATGAAAAACTTGCATACTATAAGATTCCCTTATTAGAAAAGCTTGACGAGCTTCTTCCAGAGACAACCACTGAACGTTTGGAGAAAGAGGGACGTATTAAAATGTTTCCCGTAAACTTCACTAGAGGCGTTAACTGGACGAACAAGTGTATTATCATGGACGAGGCTCAAAACTGCACTGTGAAGGAAATTACGACCATTCTGACCCGTCTGGGCGAAGGGTCTAAGTGCTTTATCTTGGCAGACCCTATGCAAACTGATTTACATGGGGGGAAAAGTGGATTTAGTAAGATGTATGATTTATTTCATGAAGACCAAGAGAGCATGGAGAATGGAGTATATACATTTAAATTTACAGAAGAAGATATTATGCGTTCTGAATTAGTTAGGTTTTTGGTGAAGAAGCTAAAGCATATAGCATAATAAGTGTAATATTATGTATGTTGATACTAGATATAATATTGGGAGCCCTTGCGTCTGCTTGGCAATGGATAAAAGAGAATGCGAAAGCCTTTTGGGAGGCTTCTGTGTTTGAGAATCGGTGCTGCAGAGGCAATTGTGATGAAAATTGCTCTTGTGACTGCCACAAGGACTAATCAACCATTGGATTAAGTATTTGTTTCTTACGTTGTTCTAAAATTTGATGGCAGTGGTGTGCCTTTTTGTTTATTTTGGCGGCTGCTAAATTAATTTGGTTATCTTCATGTTTACAAAGGGGAAAAGTAAGGTCTCCTATTTGTTCCATTTCGTCTATCATCATTTCTATGATAGCAAGGCTTGATAATTTCATGTTTTTTTCCTTTTTTTGGCGGATTTCTTCTTTTTTGTAGTTTTGGCGGGGGGCCTACTTTTCCTCCATTTACATTCGTTGTATAAAAATCTACTTACTGCATTAGCAAAGGCAACAACATCTGTTTCAGACTTGTCCCAGAAGAATGCGTGGGCGAATTCATGAATGGCGGTATTAAGCTCTCCCTGATCAGTTTGATATGGGTCGATAAGTATTTTGGGGTCTTTTTCATTTGGGTCATGACACAAGCCCACCGCATGGTCATATACCTTCTTGTTAGGCTTGTAAAACAATACCTCGTATTCAATTCCTTTGGTATTTTTGAATGTAAAGCCCGGTCTTTTTGGCCCTTTTCTCATCTACTATATATTACACTCTTTAATAAATAAAATTGAATTTTATTATCTTTGTGTATATTATAGTGTAGCATTATGAAAGTCTATTGCCCCGATTGTGGAACTAAAATCGAGTACAAAGCTGCAAAAAAGCCTAATTTCTGCACAAATTGCGGATATAAGTTTGCTGGAGCTAAAGTTGACCCTCCCCCGATTGTAACCCCAGATGAAGAATACCAAGATGATTATGAGGAAACGTCATCTGCTTTATCTAATTTAACTGAGCTTGATGTAGATGTGCAAGTTTCCCAGCGAAAGGGTGTTACATTTGGTGATGTTTTAGGTACTGCTGCTACTGAAAACGGAACCAAGGCTGGCGACGTTTACAAACGTCCCGACGATGGTTCTACCGCAGAACAGCAAATGCAAAGTTTTAAAAATGAAGCTTCTGCTACACGCCCAAATTCTCGCCCAGCACCACCTGATAAAGACTAAGTATGCCACGAGGTCGCCCCAAAAAGAGCCAAAAAACTGATTCCCCAAAAAAACCCCAAAAAAAGAAAAAAAATAAAAATAAAAAGGCTCCCAAGTTCGAGGAGTCGATTGACCAGATTAACACCGAAATAATCAAAAGAAGGTCAAAGTGGAATCTTACAGTTTTGGCGTGGATGGACTTTGAGGATGTAGCGCAAATCCTCAGAATTCATATTTATAAGAAATGGGATTTATACGATCCATCCCAGCCGCTTGGGCCGTGGATAAATAGAATCATCTCAAATCAGATAAAAAACCTCATACGGAACAATTACGGTAATTATGCTAGGCCGTGCTTAAAATGCGCGGCCTCAGAAGCAGACAACTCGTGTTCTATATACGGCGGGCAGGATTCAACTTGCCCGCTTTATGCTCACTGGGAAAAAACCAAAAAATCCGCCCACGATGCTAAACTGCCAGTTTCTTTAGAAGATCACCCTCAAGAAGTTTTCTCAAAGAATAGTGACAACACAGATGTAGAGAGGTTAGCCGAGCAGCTTCATAAAAAAATGGAAAAAATTTTAAAACCAATAGAATGGAAAGTATACAAGCTACTCTATATAGAACACAAAAGCGATGAAGATGCAGCAAGGCTTATGGGTTATAGAACCTCAGAAAAAAATAGAATCCCCGGCTACAAACAAATAAAAAATATTAAAAAGTCAATAATTGAAAAAGTAAGAAAAGTTCTTGAGAAAGGTGAGATAGATTACATATGAGTGAGTTTGAACATAGCGGTGTGAAAATTTCAGAAGAGCGTCAACAAACAATAATTGACGAATGGAACAATCGCCCCTCTTCACCCCCATCACTTAAAGAGATGGTTCAGCTTGCATTTCCTGACGTTGATGAAAAGTATCAAGATGGAAGAAGTAAATACGGAAAATGCGTGAAGGCGTTTTTGGCATCACGAGATATCAAAGCTAAACCCTCTCACGAATACGTGGGGCGCACAGACGTACAACTCACAGACTCGATGAAGGAATTCATTCTCAACAATGGACACGCAATGACCGATCAGGACATAGCGCGTATCATCTTTGAAGACAATACTTTAACCAACCTGCACAAAGAAACCCGTTTGATAACTGAATTTAAACAAGAGCAAGGGATTAGTCAGTCGTCTTTACTTCCTGCAAATTCTAATCCAGTTCCTCTAGAAGAATACAAGCCCCCGCGAACCATTAACCTAATTATAAGCCGAATCAACAAGTATGTATTGGATGGCATAGATAAAGACAAAGTGACTTCTGCTCAAAGAAAAGATATGGAATCCTTAATAGGGTATTTGCATACTTATAGATTTTTGCATCATATTAGTAATTTTGAAAGTCAGATAGACAGAGACCTATATGAATCTAGTTTTATACGTTATACCTACGACAAATCTGATTTAACACAAGAAGAGGTTGATCAGTATATAGTTTTGGCACAAGAGGTTGTTATAGCATCCAACATTCAAAGACGCGTTGAGCATTTGCAAAACCTTCTTGATGATGCTGCCAATGATACTGAAGGAAGAAGAATTTCAATGTCTTTGGTTGAGGCAATTGGTAAGGCGCAGAACGACTACCATCAATCTGTAGGTCGTCAAAATAAATTACTTAACGACCTTAAAGAAAAAAGATCAGACCGACTAAAAAACCAAATCAAAGAAAATGCAAGCATTATTAATCTTGTGCAGATGTGGAAAGAAGAAGAGTCCAGACAAAAACTAATTGAGTTAGCCGAGCTTCGTAAAAAGGTAGTGAAGGATGAAATAAGCAATCTTTCTACTATGGATGAAGTAAAAGCTAGGATCATGGGAATAAGTGAAGACGAGGTGTTAAATGGTTAAATGTAAAGTGTGTGGTAAAGAGTTTGAAACAGAAAGGCAATTACACGGCCACCTTAAAGCTCACAAGATGAGAATGGCTGAGTATTACCAAACCTGTTACCCTCGCCACGATAAACATACTGGTGAGCTTATAAAATTTAAAAGTAAAGATTATTACTTTGAAAATGATTTTAATTCACGAACCAATTTAAGACTATGGCTTAAAGACCAAGAGGAAGAAGTAGCACGAGAATACTGTAAGGGTTTACTTAAAACTCGAAAAGAAAAAAAGAATTTAATATTTGCCCCAACTCAAGTTGAGCTTCGGACTTTAATGATGCCAGCTATTCAGGTTTATGATGCTTTGTTTGGCGATTATTATAAAGTGTGCCAAGAGCTTGATTTAATTGTCAAACACGAAAAACAAAAAGACGAATATGACTTTGAATTAAATGCCGATGCAATCAAAGATAGGTTTAAGATATACATAGACACAAGAGAGCAAAAGCCTCTTAAGTTTAATGTTAAAACTGAAATTAAAAATTTAAAGTTTGGAGATTATGCCTTTAGTCATCCGGGGTACTCACAAAACTGTCATATAGAAAGAAAATCAGTAAGTGATTTTGTGGGAACCCTAAGTGGAGGTTTTGACCGCTTTGTAAAAGAAATAGAACGTGCTGGTGAAGCTGAAGCAAGCTTGATTGTTTTGGTTGAAGAGAATTTAAATAAGTGCCGATCTTTTAATCACTTGCCACAAGTGTCTAGAAAGATCAAGGCAACACCAGAGTACATTTTTCACAATGTTAGGTATTTAATTCAGGCTTACCCCCACATACAATTTTTGTTTGTAAACACTAGAGAAGATGCATCAAGAGTTATAGAAAAAATATTTTTAGGTCAAGCAAAACATAATATGATTGATCTACAATACTGTTACGATAACAAAATATTATAATGTGGTACGCACAAGAAACAGAAAAGCTTGAAAACGTAAACGAACAGTTTAGGTCTTTAAAGGGTGAGCTTGACAATAGAGAAGCTAGGATAAGCCTAGCTAAGTTTCTACGTGCAAACCTTGGTCTTACAACAGAACTAATTTCAGGAATCAAGCTTGCTCCTTTTCAAGAGATAATGCTCAAGGGTATGCTTAACAAAAACTTTAGTATGTTGGTGCTTGGTCGTGGTTGTGGTAAAACTTTTATTGCTTCTGTGTTTTGTTTCTTACAATGTATATTTGAACCCGGCACGAAGATACTCATTGCTGGCCCGACGTTTCGTACTGCGAGGTTTATTTTCAATAACCTAGAGAAGATGGTGGAATCTAAAGGAGCCGAGCTTCTAGCGCAAGCCTTCGGTGCAAAAGCAAAACGCAACGATCAGTTTGAATGGCAGATAAATGGCGGCTCAATAACAGCGATTCCCCTTAACGGAGAAAAGATTCGTGGTTTCCGTGCAAACATTTTGGTTCTTGATGAGTACCTACTGTTACCAGAAGATATTATTAATAATGTATTGATGCCGTTCTTGGTTGCCCCTCAAAACATGAAAGAGCGTTTAGAGATCAGAGAGATAGAGGACGAACTAATTCGACAGGGCGCAATGAAAGAAGAAGATAGAATGGTGTTTGAAAACAACTCCAAAATGATTGCTCTTTCATCTGCTAGTTATACATTTGAAAATCTCTATAAAACATACAAAGAGTGGCTTCAAAACATTTATAGCAAAGAACAAAAAGAATCTTCTTATTTTATATCTCAGTTAAGTTATGAATCTCTCCCAGAAGAGATGATTGACACAGCGGTTATAGAAGCGGCAAAGGAAGGCGGTACATCTAATGCGTCTTTTCAGCGCGAGTATTGCGCTCAGTTTACTGATGGAAGTGATTCTTACTTTAGTGCAAAGAAAATGCACGAATGCACTATTCCTGATGGTGAGCACCCAACTACAAAAATTAGAGGAGACTCAGAACTAAAATACATTTGTGCAATTGACCCAAGCTTTTCAAATAGTCCCACATCTGATTATTTTGCTATGTCAGTTATGGAACTAAATCAAGAAACAAATACAAGCACCCTTGTGCATGGTTATGCTGTTGCGGGCGGCGATCTTAAAGATCACATACAATATTTTGAGTATCTTTGTGATGCGTTTGATTTTGAAATGATATGTATTGATAATGCGGGTTTTCAATTTATAGATAGTTGTAATGAATCAAAAACCTTTACAAAGAACCTTGACTTCTTTGAATTCAATAGTGATGCAGAAGGTATTAACTATGAAAAAGAAATAAGAAGAGCCCGCAAAGAATATAACAAAGAAGCTGGTAAAATTTGTTATAAACAAATATTTACATCGAACTGGCTAAGAAAAGCCAACGAGCATCTTCAAGCCTCAATTGACCACAAGCGATTGTGGTTTGCTTCAAAGGCTACAGCCAGCACTGAAGCATTTAACAGGATGACCAATCAGACAATTAGTTATAAATATCCACAGGGCGAAACGGTTTTAGATTTGATAGAAGAACAGGACAATTTGATTTATCAAACTAAAAAGCAATGTGCTCTTATCGAGGTTAAAAGCACAGCCAAGGGTACTCAAACCTTTGATCTACCCCAGCACCTAAAGCGTAATACATCGGTTACTAGGGCAAGACGAGACAATTACACCACCTTAATGATTGGAAATTGGGCCGTAAAATGTTATTATGATATGATGTCCGCAAAAGATGATGCTCCAGAGGAGACTTTTACTCCCATGATGCTGTAATTAGTGTAAAATCTACTGTAAAATTATGAAGAAAGAGGAAAAAGAGCTAAAAACGACAAACGGCAGCACGGCTAAGGCTAAAACTGCTGCTAAAAAAACGGCTAACGCAAAAAAAGCCTCTTCAACGCCGAATATGAAAGAAGCGGTGGCTTCTTCTGCGGAACCTCTTTTTAGTGCCCATGAGACAATGGCTACTGCCACCCGACGCAACAAAGCTGCTGATATCCACCGAACTGACAGATTTAAAAATATTAGTGATGGAGTTATTCCATTTAAGTATACCTATGGAGTTTCTAATAAATCTAATCTTAATATTAGAGACACTGTAGTTCTTTGTCAGAAAGCTTATTACAATTTTGCGGTGTTTAGAAACACCATTGACATGATGACCGAGTTTTCCACTTCGGGCATTTACTATACGGGTGGAAGCAAGAAATCCAGAGACTTTTTCCACGCTTTATTTAATAAAGTGGGTATTTGGTCTATGATGGATAAATTCTTTAGGGAGTATTATAGGTCGGGAAATGTTTTTGTTTATCGTTTTGATGCAGAGCTTAGAGATACCGATGTTCGTAGAATTACTCAAACATTTGGAACATCTAAAGCCTCACGGGATGATACCCGTTTGCCGATAAGATATTCTATTCTTAATCCTGCAGACATCCAAATTCAAGGTGGTTTAAATTTTGTAAATGGATTGTATTATAAAATTATAACCGATTATGAATTAGCCCGATTGAGAAACCCAAGGACTGAAGAAGATTATGAAGTTCTTAAGAGCTTGCCCACAAGGGTTCAAGAAGAAATTAAAAAAACTAAATCAAGCACAGTTTTAATTCCGCTAGAGTCTGACAAGATTAACGCTGTATTTTATAAGAAGCAAGACTATGAGCCATTTGCTGTTCCTATGGGATATCCAGTTCTCGAAGATATTAACTGGAAAGCTGAAATGAAAAAAATGGACATGGCTATTGCCAGAACCATGCAGCAAGCCATTCTTCTTGTGACTATGGGAACTGAACCTGATAAGGGCGGTGTGAACCAAAAGAACCTTGCAGCAATGCAAAATCTTTTTCAAAATGAATCTGTTGGTAGAGTATTGATTGCAGACTATACTACTGATGCAAAATTCGTTATTCCTGAAATCGGTAGCTTGTTGGGCCCAGAAAAGTATAGTATCGTAGACCAAGACATTCAGAATGGTTTGCAAAACATTTTATTGGGTGCAGAAAAGTTTGCCAATCAGTCCATTAAGATTGATGTGTTTATGGCTAGGCTCAATCAAGCTCGCGAGGCATTTTTAAATGAATTTTTAATTCCTGAGATAAAAAGAATATCTCAAACTATGGGTTTCAAGAATTACCCGATGCCTCATTTTGAGAGCGTTTCTATTAGCGATGACCCAACCAAGTCTCGTGTTATTAATAGGCTTATGGAGCTTGGCATATTGACACCAGATGAGGGTATGATTGCTATGGAAAGTGGACGCCTACCAGACAAGGAGCAGTCGATAGAGGCCCAAAGAGAATTCTTGAAATACAAAGAGGAAGGTCTTTACGAGCCTTTGATTGGTGGAACTCCGGGCTCTCACCCATACAACCCCAACCCCGGCCAAGAAACTGGTGGACCCGGAGGAAAACAACTTCCAAAGGAAAACGGACGCCCACCCGGAACTGGTGTGCCTCAAGAAACCAAGCAAGTAAGCCCGATTGGACAAGGGGAACAAAGTAAAGCTAATGGTGAAAAGTATAGCTTGCAAAAAGTTACTGACAACATGATTCATGCAAGCAAACTTACAAAACAAGTAGAAGCTGGACTAAGAGATTTCCACAAAATAAAAAGACTAAGTAAAAGGCAAAAAGAAGTGGCTCAAGGCATTGTAGAAGTTATCGTTGCAAACGAAGAACCCTGTGATTGGAAAAAGGTTGTTAAAAAATATGTTCAGAACCCAACCGATCAAAATGAAGATAGGGTTACTAAAATTAGAGATGTAGCGCACGAACATCAGCTTGACTACTATTTGGCGAGTATTCTTTTTGCTAGTAAATGTAAAGAGGAAAAGCCAGATGAGTCGAAATAGAATATCTTATAACATTGAAGATGTTTTTGTTGGTTCTCCACCCGGAGAAACCAGTGAGGCAATAACTGGTGTTACTGGAAATGGTTTAAACTACCAAATCTTACAAAGGCTAAACAAAATTCAAAGCTTTGATTACAGCTTTGATATTCCCAAAGAACCAGTAACTGTTTTAGGTAGAACTCATTCAGAATTTGAGGAGCGCACTGCTCCCGCTTCTGTGAACATTGATTTCAGCTATTTGTCTGATGGAATCAACAACGAAGAAAGAATGGGGTTCAGTGTTCAAAAACAACAAGGTCAATACCCTGACAGTGTTTCTATTCCATTTGTTTCTGGACTCATGGATAAAACGGCAGACAAAAGAAATATTTATTTAGCAATAAAGGGCCAAGGCGAGGGAGACATTCATGAATACTCAACTGGTGATTATGCTTTTCCGCCTACGGGTTTTGCTTTTATGAATGTTCAGGATGTCGCGTCTCCTACAGCGGGTGATCAAGACTATATTGTTTTCCAAAACTGCTACTACAATAGATACGATGTTACCTTTGGGGTTGGTGAATTAGCAACTGTTAACATTGGTGCAGTTGCAGATAATGCAATTTTTCAAAAAGGTCTTACCACGGGTGTAGGCATTCCATATATAAATACTCAAACTGCTGAAACAGGATTTAGTGGCGTAAGCCTTGTTGTTCCAAAGTATATAAACCCGAACAACTCAGCTATTGCAAACATGCCACAAGTAATCAGACCAGCGCATATTAATGTTAGTGTTACCAAAGACCCCAAGCGTGTTTATGCTTCAAGATTTGCAGTCGAACTTGATCCGTTTGGTTTTACAGCCTCTAATGGAACCAATACATACACAGCTAGTTATGGGGGGCTATCAAGCGTCCTCAGATTTAATGGCGACACCACAAATAGTATTCATGCCATGCATGTTAAATCATTGGGCATGGAAATTGGAAAAAGATACAGAATAAAAGGAAAATTTTATGTAGACACAGCGGGTGGAAATTTTAAGGGAATAAATATATATAATGACACTAGTTACTACTGGCTCCGTTATAGTTCTGCACCAACAAGTTCATCTCAAACGAAAATAAATTTAGGTGAGTGGGTGGAGTTTGATTCTACAATTACTGCACTTAAGGATGAATTACATTTTTATGCTCTTAGTTCAGCAGGGACTGCTTTTGCAGCTACTACTGCTGATAACTTTGGTATTAAAGACATTGTTATAACAGAAGAAGAATTTGTAGAATTTACAAACGACTCTGTGCAATCGTGTGACATTTCTTTGGATTTAAGTCGTGAACCCATAACATACTTGGGGCACAAGCTTTACGCTGACAGGCAGCTTCAGACTCCAATTGACTTTAGCGTGGGCTTTGATTATGTGGTTTCTGGGCATCAGTCTGGAAATATGATGGACAATTTCAATAAAACTGAAAAATATAATGTAAATATTGATTTTATTACCGGAAACCTTTTAGCCATGAATTATAAGGCTTCTGGACTAAATCTTGAGTCAGTGGGCACGACTTCCTCTATTGGCTCGAATAAAAGCTCTTCTGTAGCTTTTCGGGGGCAATTTGATTTAGATGAGCAAAAAAGAGGCTTTTTTGTTAGCGGAAGTGTAATTAGTCTTGGAATAATAACTTTTGCATCTGGACGGCGAGGCAGTGTGGTTATTTATCCAACAGATGATGCGGGAAATCTTCTTACCGATGACAGAAGTGAATTCTTGTATCCGAGATATTAAAAAGGAATTTAAAATATGAGCGACCCAGCAGGAACAGCAGGAGCAGTACAATATTACGTAAATAGCAGCACATTTGGTGGTGACAAGGACAAACTGTTTTTGGATACCAGCAACGGCAACGTCGGCATCGGCACGGATGCTCCGTCCCAGAAATTGCACGTTGAGGGTGGTCAAATCCTGACAAAAAATGCTTCTGGAGATGCCTCAATAAAAGTTTGGGCTGGCGGCACTAGCGACCCCCGCATTCAGTTTACGGTTGATAGCGCAACTGATTATGTTATTGGCCTAGATAATTCGGATAGCGATGCGCTGAAGTTCTGCCGCAGCAGTGCAGTTGGCACTAGTACGCAGATGACCATTGATTCCAACGGCAAAGTCGGCGTCGGGACGGATAACCCACTTAGAACTCTACATGTGGCCGCGAGTGCAACTCCTGCAATAGGTATATCAGTACTGGATTCAACTATTACAGATACACAGAATATTGGGGCTATCTATTTTGGAGGCAGTGAGGATAGCGGTTCTACTTGGGATCATGGTGCGGCAATAGCTGCTTATGCTGCCGAGGACTGGACGGTGGGTAGCGCAGCTGGTACTGATCTCACTTTCTGGACTATACCTAAAACTACTTCTGGCTCGGTTGAGAGAATGCGAATACTGGATGATGGCAAAGTCGGTATCGGGAATAGCTCACCTGTTGGCCTCCTACATCTAGCTTCTGACTACGGCTCTACTGAGACAGGGGGTCTTTACATTCAAAACGAGGGCACTGCTACTGCGGATGATGTTTCTCCGATAGCCTTTACAACCCGCAGTTCAGATTGGGGTACTGTTCATGCTGCTACGATAGCTGCTGGAACTCAAAGTGCAACGACTGGCGGTGCGTACCTTGTATTAAAAACGTCGTCTACGGGTCAGTACGCGCCAACCGAACGGATGCGGATTGGTTCTGACGGGACGGTTGACCTTAAAAATAAAGTAATAATAAGAGATGACCTTGA